TCATGGATGAAGCAGAAAGGTGCAAGGCTTTCATTGAGTAAATCGGGTTCTTGGACACCGACTAAAACGGACATCTTTTTCCCAAAATGCATTTCGCAATAACTTTGCAACGTTTCATTGGAATAAATTGTGCTGCCAAGCTTTACTGCGATATTTGTTAAATCTTCATTCTGAAGATATGAGCTCATACCAATCATCCAAATACCTCATACTTTCTTGTCGCAGCCTTTTTAACGAATCCGTCTTTTTCAATGTACTTCTTGACCTTATCAGCCATAAATGTACCGATTTGTGGTGTCACAATTTCCATTGCAGGTTCATACAAAGGTCTCTCCGGAACTTTGATGTGTTTCTTACTTTCGGATAGAGGAACACCTTTGCGAGCGAAATAGCCTCGCAATTGTGGTGTCACGGTACGCCTTGCGCCTTCTTCTTGGATTCTGCCTTCCATGGCAGCAGTCGGAGAAGTCCACCCGATTAAGACAGCACCATCTGCATATTGATAGCCAATAGCGTTGCGTAATTTACCAAGCCACGGGTCAGGAGCTTCTGCGTCAAGTTTTCGGCGTACTCTTTCAAGCGGTGTACGCTTACGCCACCTTGAAGTTATTCGTGAATTTCGACTTAACTTCTTGATTTCACGCTGTACGAACCAACCGACACTTTTGGTCAAACTGCGAACGAACCGAGGATTTTCCCGGAGAAAACTCTCGATGTATGGCGTTACACTATCTCGGACATTAACCTCAATCATAACGACATATACCCTCTTTCATCAGACGTTAGTTTGACTGTTACGCTACCACCAACGCTATCAATAAGTTCAATACCAGCGACATAATATGTCTTACCTTCGTACTCAACCTTATCCTTGCGTTTAGGGTTCGGAACATCTTCAATCTTCACGGTTACGAAGCTATTGCCAAAAACAACTGCAGTATTAGGACTACGCATGAAGCCATTGGTTTGTTGCTGTTCGCCTTCGCCAATCTCAACGATGGCGGGAATAATCACACCGTTGTAGATGATTTTTTCAGCAAAAAGGTCTTCGTTAAAAGTGGCATCTTGGATAATTTTCTTGATAAATGGGTTCATTCTATCCCCCCTTTTATCTCGTTAACCGAGTTAAAACTTTTAATTCAATTCGGTTAATGTATTAAAAAAATAGGGGCAGAATCACCCTACCCCTATTCTTTTTTCAATTACGCATTGATTTTTACCAATACGGGTTCACCATTTGCAGCTGCAGACCAAGCAACGCCTAATTGGGTTGCATCACCAGTCGCAACAACTTTGCCACCGGAAAGGTAAACTTTAGCACCTTGGGTGATAGCAGCGCCTGCGGTCAATTCAAACACGCCTACGGTGGAAACAGCGATAACATCACCAGTTGCACCGCCAGCTTCAGCAACGCCATAGATAGAGCCTACAAGTACAACATCACCAGCGGAAACATCAGCGGTGCAAGTGTAGTCCATACGGTCGCCTTTACGGCGATAGAAAGCTTTTTCATTAGCCATGATTTATATCTCCCTTCGATTAAGCTTTACCAGCATTTTTAACGATGTTGGTAGTAGACAAGAGTTTTACGCCGAAGTCGAGGTACATGCGATATTTCCAGCCAAGAACATCAAAGGAAGTTTGATGTTCGAGAATCGGAGTTTTGTTGCCGTTGAGGAAGTCAACTTCCACACCTTGACCTTTAAGCGCATTGCCAAGCAAGTACCATGCGTCAGGGCTGATTGCATCCAATTCAGGGTCAGAAACAACACGCAGTTTGTTTTTGAACACATTGGTTACACCAGAATGTGCTGCGGACGGGTCAGCCATAGAAGTAATGAGTTGTTCAGCTTGAGGAGCTAATGTAACAGGTACAAGCAAGGTTTTCGGCATAATACGCAAAGTATGTTTGCCTTGCGGGTCTTTCATCAAGCGAAGCAATTTCATGGCTTCAGACAAGGAAGCAGATGCAACAGCCGCAGGAGTACCAAGATTTACATTTTCGGTGAAAGTACCTTTCGCCAATGCTTGATATGCCAAGCGGTTGATTACGATACCCATTTTTTGAGCCAATTGGAACGGCATTTCAGTCAAAGCAGCTTGGTCATCATTGATGAATGCTTGGCGAGTGTAGCTGAAAGAACGACCATAAGTATCCAAGCGGACGAAGTTCTTGCTTTCTTTCAGTTTTGCATCGGTGAATTCGCCATTTTCAGGAATTTTGACAGGTTCATCTTCCAAACCGATGGAGACAGTGTAATTCGGACGGAAGTCTTTCAAAGAGCCTTCATATGCCCATTCCTGCCAAGTGGGTTCTGCAGAAGCGAAACCTTGTGCAAGAGTTGCACGAGTTACTTCTGCAAGCAAAGTCGGCAACATGGTAGTGGTCATTGCGCGTTGGAACAATTCATCATCATTCAAACGCATCACATCGTGGTCACCTTTACGCAAGAGCAAATCACGAGCAATACCTTTCATACCCATATTGCGATATTTTTCTGCACCTTCAACACATTTTTCAGGTGCATAGCCTTCGCGCATCAGCAAGCCATGAGCATACAAAGAGCGAAGTGCATTTTCGTTGGAATCATCAAATTTGATGTTAGTGGTTTTTTGCGGTTTGTTGCGTTTTGCTAAAATGCCAACCAATTCACGATTAACTTTGTTGATGTCGGCGCCATCGTTAATCCAAGCTTGACGTTGTTCGTCATCTACTTCATGTTCTTGGCACAAAGCAGAAATTTGAGAAATGCGTTCACGCTCAGCATTTACACCAGCTTCGCGTTCAGCTTCAATGTTTACCGGTTCGGACGCGGTAACTTTGGTTTCGTTTTTTTCTTCATTAGCCATTTGTCTTTCCCCCTTTTTTTCGGAGCCGGCATTATCTTCCGGCATAAAATAGAACGGCATACTACGACCAACACCTACAGTAGAATCTGCAGGTACAGATACGATACTGATTTCAAACACTTCCCAATCAACTGCAATCCATGCAGGACCAGTAATGCCGTCCATGGTAGTTTCGTTCTCGCGAACAACTTCCCACTCGTTAACACGGTAACCAACGGATACACCTTTCAAGAAGCCGTCACGAACGAGATTAAAGATTTTATCAATATCTTCGTTTTGAGCAAATTTTACTTTGGCATAAGCTTTGCCAGCTTCCGTCCAAATGTTCACAGGCTTGCCGAGAATAGCCTCTCGCTTATGGTTAAAAAGCAATGGCATTACATCAGCATTGAAACGAGAAATGTTCATTGCAGTATCGTTGCAACGCAAAATCTCGTCATTGCCCCACCAGTCCGGACAAGGCTCTTCACTCGCAAAAGAAAGCTCGCAAGTGCGTTCTTCTTCGTTGAAGTTTTCGAGCACAGCAGAACGATAACGCGGTAACGCCTGGCGTTCTTCAAGAGGCAGAGCTCGCAGCTGCTCATCAGTCATTTGTCTGGGCATTTTTGCCGTCTCCTTTCTGCGGTTCTTCGATAAGTCCCGCCATTTTTTTAAGTGCATACTCGATAATTATTTGGTCGATTTCGCCTTCGTAGTCCTTGCCTTTCTTAGCATAAATTTCTTTAAGATTAGATTGGCCAGTCTCCAACATAATCTTATTGGCAAGTGCTTCCTTGTACGGGTCAATCCAAGGTAATCCTTGACCAATGAATTCGTGCTTCAAAAATTTACTTGGGTTCTCGTAAAACCCAGCAGGAACTTCCTTCAACGAAATTCTGCCACCCATAATTGCCGACTTCACTACTTCTTCAAACACAAAATCAAGTAAATGTTCAACGATATATTGTTGCTCTTGCTCAATGGTCTTCCAGTCCTCAAGCAAATTTTGGCGTGCGCTGGAATAATTAACCTGGCTAACATCACGACTGACCATTTCGTAAGATAAGCCATGACCAGCAGCAATTCTTCTTACAACAGCAAGGTTGAAATCTGCCAGCTCACTACTTTGGCCAGACGGTACAAGAGTTTTTACATCTTGCCCTTCTTTCAAATATTTAATGCTACCTGGATTGATGCGCTCGCCTTTAGGTGCCTTATCAGCATTACCAACAACTGAACTTCCCACAACAGGTCCTGCGTTCTTTTCAGTTGTGATAAAAACCGCCAAAGCAGCAGTAATTTTTTGTTTAAAGCCTGCAGCATCAAAAAATTCTTCCAAGTCCTTAATCTCATTCAAAGTACGGACGAACGGAGAAATTTCTCTAACTTCACTCGGTCTTGAGTGTTCCGCAAGGTAAATTACACGCTTCGCAGGTATTCGCTCTGGATCCAAAAGAGTTAGTCCATCAGGGCTTGTCTGCTTGATGTAATAAGCTAACTTTTTACCATAAGCGTTGACTTCGACACCGCCAACAATGGGATTGCCAGCCTTTGATTGAATAGACGGACTTTGCAACTCGTCTACTTCAACTACTTGCAGGCGATATGGGATATTAGAACTGGAATCATAAACTTTAACCAGCAAAATACCGCCATCAACAGTTTTTCTGCGTACAATCATACGCAAAATGTCATTAAAGCTATAATTGCCAGTTACGTCACAGTTCCCGGTACGACACCATTCGTGCCAAACTTCCTCAAGCAGATTGTTCCACTCTTTATTGTCCGTTCGTACCTGCAGGTTGAAGCCCTTACCTACAACATTGCGGGTCAAAGCATTCAAAATACTGTTTACGATTTCGCTATTACGCTCTAAATGACGAGCCTTCGCCCTTGCCAATTCACGGCTCGGACCATTCAAGCCTTCGGCGCTACCGTCTGCAGGGTTCCAGCCTGCAGAATTTCGCCACGTTGGAACATCTTCATATGCGGATGAAGTTGCTCTCAACAAAAGACGACTTCGCTTGCGTTCTAGTGCGACTTGAGGAGCAAACAAGCCAATAAAATCGTCAAATCTTTCACCCCAAGTCAAAGTGGGGTTTCGTTGATTGGTAGACAATTATGTTCAGTCCCTTCCAAAAAAATGTACTGGAGTACCGAAAGTGCCACCACAACCGCTTGCTGCAGCTCTCGCTTCTGCAAGTTGCATTTCGATAGCATTGCGTTCGGCTCTTAATTCACTAAGATTAGCCTGTTGAACACGACCGTTACGGGTCTGGATAACTTGGCCACCTTTCATGACATTGGTAATGGCTTGCTCAACCTCGGCTTTTCGCCGTTCTAATTCAGCAATAGACATTTTTACCACCTTCCTTACAGCGTGAAGCCTGCTTCTGGTAAAGCATCTTCAATTTCATCCTCATACCCTTCCTGGTATGGTCTGTTATCAATAATGGTGTCCTGCATAGCACGCACATTCACAAGGTCTGCCATTGCAAAATCATATACAGAACAGTCCCATAAGTGATTTTGCTTCGCAGAAGTCTTTTTAACCCACTTCTCACGACCTTTATCATCGGTAATACGATGTTCAGAAGTAATCTGTTCAGCGAATTCCCTGTCGCAGTCAGCATTCAGCATCCATGAGCCACGCCCTAAAGGCAGTTCAAGCCTTTGGGCAATTTCATTCTTGTACATATCAGTGTTGACTATCCACAATTGCAATGGAGTTTTTCCCGGAGAACGAGGTTCGATGTTGGTTGCTCTTAGGTACGCCGCCATAGGATTTGAGCTACCCTTTACAGGGAACGCTCTGCCTTGGTGCTTCCAACAATAGTCGTAGACTTCTTCTGTCCTAAAGCCTGTATCTATGCCATACAAGCAGACTTGGTACCTCGTCTGTCCGTCAATTCCCGGATAAATCGTGCCTTCCATAATGTTTTCAATGTCCTGCCAAGTTAAGGCTTTGCCATATCCAACAACCTGAGAAGTCATACCCGGTCCCCAAGCGTGAATCTTCCAGTACATGTAACCTTTTTGCACGTCCACGCCACCAGTCAAGAGTTGTGCCCATTCCGGAACAACGAATGCAGGACAATCCGTCTTATGCTTCAGAACAATATCTGCTTCCATAACTGCAGATTTGTTTTCCCAAGGCTCACCAAGCCAAGAGTTAACAAAGTTTTGAAGCGTAATGGGATTGTCTTTGCTTCGTATGAATTCAGCAGCCATTTGCCCAAAAGTAACCCAAGGTGAATACAGAGAATTCAAGGCAAAAGCAATGCTTCTGACTTTACCCTCTACCTCGTTAAGCGCAACCCATTTGCCCTGTTTCATCATGTCTGCCTTATGCACATCCAAAATGGCTTTATGACAATGGCAGCACTCGTAATGCGTGTTGACTTCAACGAATGAAGCAGGCTGACTACTGTCGAACTTGACTTGCTCCCATTTGAAAGCCTGCATACCGCCACAATGAGGACAAGGCATCTGGAATTCGTATCGAACATCTGCACTTTCATACAGAACCCAAATATGGCCAGTTTTTAAAGTCGGTGTCGACCAAAACATCAACTTTCTTCTTCCGGGCCAGTTTTTGGTACGTTCTTCGGCAAGCTTCAAAGGGCTTGCTTCCTTGCCGGCAAGCTTAGGATATTTATCTATTTCATCCATAATGACCACAGGACTTGACCAAGAAGCCAAATCCATCGGAGAACGAGCAGAACCAAACTTACAAAAGCCACCCGCAAAACGGAGCATATTGTTTTTTGAATCGCCATCGTGGTATTTACCCTCAAAGCATTCATTGCTTCGCAATACTTTCTGCAAGCGGTCAGCAGAGAATTCTTTCAAGGTATCTTCATCCGGAAGAACATAAATAATACGGCTCGGTTGCTGATGAATTGTATAACCAAGAATATTGATGCCACACTCCGTACCACCTACCTGTGTAGGTTTTAGAAATATGATTTTCTCAATTCCCTCTTGATTAAAAGCATCCATAATACCGACAAGGTAGGGGACGATTTCATTTCGCCATGGTCCTGGACGACTTGTTTCTTCGGAGCTCATATAACGGAATTTCTCTGCCCATTCAGAAACAGTCATCGGCTCATCAGGCTTTAAGTGTTCGAAGGCTCGTTTAATTGCGTTTTCGAGGTCTGCCAACTGCTTTTTTACCAGTTTGTCCTGGCTCGAATTTTCCGCAGTTTTCGGCGACTTTTTTGAGGGCTTCTCTAACGTATCCATCAACGAGTCTCCTTACTTGTGGTGCTAATTCAGGGTATTGGCTGTAGGTTTCAGTCATAATATGGTCGGAAATCGCAAGCATTGAGTTTTTTAAATCCTCGCAGACTTCTTTGAGGCGTTCTTCAACCAAAATCATTGGAATGAGCTCGCCACTTTTCAGCTTAACTTCCTGTTCGGCAAGTGCTGCACGTGCTCGTTTCAGCCTTGTATCAGCTTCCAGCTTGTCCGCAAGGGTATCTGCACCACCTTGGATACCAGAAGCACGTCCTCGCCAAGCTATGACTGCCTGCAAGTCCCACCAACCGCGTTTTTCCTTTGGACACCCTTGGCGTTCCCAAGTATTAACGGTGACAGTAGAAACTCCCATAAAAAAACCAAGCTTATTAGTGCTGACAAGAATACGCTCATCATCAGTAACTTGTAACCACTTATTTTTCTTAGGTTCTTCCTTGGGCGAATTAGTGAGCTCTATAAAGGCTTTGGCTGCCTTGGGGTCAGGTCGCATTGTCTTCGTGGTCTTTTGGGCCACCGGTTGACCACTTTTTGTTTTGGAAACAGTAGTGGTCGAAGCGTCATAACCTAACGCACTCTTTTTAAGAGCCTTTAAAATCTCTTCGCGTTCATTTTCAGTTGGCTTTGTTTCGATTTTCGTTTCATTTTTCGCCATTTCCGAACCTAATTAGTAAGCAAATCCCAAAAATTTTTATATTAAAGTCAACGCGGGGTGCCCGACCATCGGTTTACACCCACCCCCCAAGAAGGACCCGTGAGAAAATAAATGTTACACTTGCCCTGCTTGGCTCTTATATATCTATTGTCACACCCGCAAAAGCACAAAAAAATGGCAGAAAGTGCCAACTCTGCCAACTTTCTGCCAACTTTACCGTTATATACTTGTAATTTACTCGATACTACTCGATACACTTTGACAAGTGGCACAATCACATTAAAAGTGTTCGTATCACATTAAAAGTGTTCGTATCACATTAAAAGTGGCCGTTTCCAAAATGGAAATAGTTCTTTTAGTCAACTATGGGTCAAGTAAAAAACAGCTCAAAAGCCTAAGCTTCTGAGCTGTTATGATATACTAGATTTTAGGGAGTAACATTCAATTCTTGCATCAATGCTCGTTTTAATACATTAGAGAAATTTACATTGTTTTCCAACGCGAGTGTATCCAACCAACGAGGAATAGAAAGAGTTTTTCTGATAGTTTTATTGTCATACTTTTTAAGATATTCGGTAGTATCTGCTTTTATAATTGTAACAATATCACCCACATTATTATTTTGCACTATACTAATAGAAGTCGGGGCAGGTATTTCTTCCTTATCTCTTTCCATACCACAAAGAGCCATATTCAAAACATCTTCTGCCATTTCATATGCTTCTTCAAGTGTTTCACCAGAGGTATAACAATTTGGTAAATCGGGAAAACTTATTAGATATACACCATTCGGAAAAGCTTCATCTGTCATATCTAAAGAAAAAACTGCTGGATAAATATACTTCATAACTTCACATCCTTACTGATTTTATTTATATGTGTTAAGTGCGGGGGCTTATTTCAGCCCCGCATCTTTTAGTATTTTCTTTGCCGTTCCTGTCGGAACTTCTTTTTTGTGTCGCCACACATATACTTTTTTACCAGTCTTGGTATTTGTAAATTCTGTGTGTTTACCACCTTCGCCAGACTTCTTGAAGCCTGCTTGTTTTAGTAGCTTTATAAGCTCTGAGGTCTTCATCTGACCATCTCCTTTCTTCATTTCTTGATTATATTATATACGCATTATTGCGTATTGTCAAGTATTTTATACGCATTATTGCGTATTATTTTTATATTTCAATTATACCATAAACACTAAAAGCTGGTCATTACGACCAGCTTCTTTTATTCTAACACCACCGCTTTAATGCCTGTCATAGCCTCAAAACGGTTGATGATTACCGTTGCATATATTGGATCTAATTCCATTGTGAAGCACGTTCTATCCACTTGCTCACACGCTATTAGCGTACTACCACTACCACCGAACAAATCAAGTACATTACCATGCTTTTGACAGCTGTTAATAATTGCACGTGCGCATAAAGTTATTGGCTTCATAGTAGGGTGTTCTGCATTCTTCGTTGGTTTAGGCACTCGCCAAATTGTTCCCTCGCTTTCCGGAAGAACTTCGTAGCCTGTCGCCTTGATAACGATTTCGCCTGCGCTGGTAACAAAATGCAGATGTTTAGAGCCGTCTTCCTGTTCCTCAACAATAAAAGGTACATTCTCAATAACACTGCTCTGCTTCCTGCCCCCATAGAATTTATGTGCTGCGCCTGGCTTCCACCCATATAGAATAGGCTCATGTTGCCATTGGTAGTCCTGCCTGCCCATGACGAAGCTGTTCTTTACCCATATCAAGCATTGCTTCACTTGCCAGCCTGCATTTACCATACATTGCCTAAAGTCTGTCCCTGCGCTATCGGCGTGGCATACATAGATGGCGGCGCCCGGTGCAGAAGCCTCATACAAGTTTGCCATAGCAGCTGCAAGGAATTTTGCGAAGTCTGCAGGTTTCATATTATCATTCTTTATCTTTAGCTTATCCTTGGTATTCCCTTGGTAATTCACATTATATGGTGGGTCAGTAAATACCATATTGGCAAGCTTGCCATCCAGAAGTTGGCCAACATTGAGTGCATTGGTACTATCGCCACACATCAATCTATGCCTGCCTAAAACAGCAACTTGTCCAAACTGAATACGAGGATTTTTCCGAGCAGTTTCTATTGCGCTCTCATAATCGATATTGTCTTCCGACACTTCATCTGCAGAGTTCTCTGCAAGCAAAGCATTCAGTTCATTATCCTTTACGCCAAACAAATCCATATCAAAGTCATCATCGATATCTTTCAGAATATCTTTGAATATGGTGTTATCGAATTCTGCAAGCTCAGCGATTTTATTATCAGCAACCATATCAGCATATTCAGCTGCTTCGGTTTTATAATCCTGATAATCAACAGGCACTTGCTCCATGCCTAACAATCTTGCAGCCTGCAGTCTGCCATGACCTATGATGACATATCCGCTGCGGGAACTGACAACGATAGGTCGTCTAAATCCCTGTGCTTCGATAATCTTGGCCAACATCTCTAACTGCTTTGCAGGGTGCTTGTTAGGGTTCTTTGGGTGCTCGACAAGTTCATGAATGTTGACCATTTTTGAATGAGAACAGCATATTTTGATTTCAGCCATTGTATTTTTCACCCCTTAACCATTGGATCCAAATCTCACTTGCAATGTGTGCCATCATATTAGGTGGCACGCTCATACCACAGATATACTGCACACTACGACCACAAAAATCATAGTCCTGTGGGAATGTCTGACAGACAATAAAATCATGGTCAGAAAACCTCATCAAGTCGTGCATTCGCAACATCATACCCGATGAAGCAATAGTACTGCATATCCTGTCATCGAGCGTTAAACTATCGTTGAAACTTGTATTCTTACCGTTAATTCTTTCGTTAATATGGCCAAGGGAATGGTCAGAACGCTTCGCCAGCTTCAAAAGCCTTACTGCCTTACTATTTTTTCTCAACGGAATACCGTGCTCACTTCTTACCGTTCCGAATTTTATCGGTGGCAAATCAAATTTAAGCTTGAGCGGTGGCAAATCCAGTCTGTTGGCAATGAAAAACAGGCGCTCTCGCTTGCTCGGTACGTCCATATACGCTGAATCAAGATGAAACAGTTGTACTTGGTACCCCAAAGCCTTAAAACCCTTTAAAACGGCATTCACGTAGCCTTTGGCATTGCCTTTAATCATTCCCATGACATTTTCGGCGATAACTATTTTAGGCTGCAGCCTTTTCACGGTATCCAAGAATACGAAGAATAAATCATCGAGGACTTGTTTCTTCTGCCCTTCCTTGAACGCTTTTTCCTTACCCCATACTTTTTCCCGTTCCCCTGCCATAGAGAACGTGCTACATGGCGGTGAACCATCAAGGATATCAAGTTCAAACAATTCTTCCGGAAGAACTTCCAGTTTGTTGAAGTCCCTTAAATCCATATTGAAATTGTACTTTGGATGATGATTCCGGATATAAACGTCATTGATGTTTTTATCTATCTCAACATTGCCAATTACATCAAAGCCTGCACGTTTATAACCCATAGTTGAGCCACCACCACAGGAGAAGCAGGAAAACACTTTGATGTGCTTTTTGTCCTGGCACAAATCAGCAAGTCGCCAAATATAATCAAACCGTCTCATGATACTAATACCTAAAGCCACAACGTGGGCAACAATGCTCAAATTTATCATCATCAAAGGCTTCAAGCTTTATTTCTTGCGACTTGTTCTGTTGTTCCATACGCTCAAATCTGCCCATCAGCTTGTCAATGTCAGACTGAACCATACCAAGCAGTTCCTCGTCCAAATCCTCAAAGGCTTCCAGCTCGTCAATGATTTCTGATAACATCTCGTTATCAAACTCTGCATATTCAGCCACCTTATTGTCTGCTACCATGTCTTGCCACTCTGCAGCTTCATTCGCATAGTCTTGGTAATCGACCGGCACGGTTTCCATTCCAAGGTGAAGTGCTGCAAGCAATCTACCATGTCCGGAAGTCATGAAGCCACTTCTATTACTAACAACAATCGGTTTCCGGAAACCTTGCTTTTCTATCAGCTTGGCCAAAAGAATGATTTGTTTCTCCGGATGTTTATTAGGATTTTTAGGATTAGGTACGAGCTCCACAACATCAACCATTTTATCGTAAGCACACATGATTTTAATATCTGTCATCATTGATACCCCCTTTTTTCGTATAATGATGACAGAAAAAAGGGTAGCTAAATCAATTAAGATTTAACTACCCTTTAATTATTTTATATATCTGTACCCATTAACATTCCGACACGCCTGCAGATGGAATTGATATTCCTATACAGCGTTCGTGTGCTCATTCCAAGCCTATTAGCGATTTCGTTATCCGTTGGTCTTGGGCTTGGTGACCAGAACTTTAATTCGAGAACTTTCTTTTCTTCCGGAGAACATTCCCTGGACATTATACTGATGGCTTCGGTTATTCGCTGTAGGAAAAATAACCGGTCCTGCAAGTACAACTTGCGCTCAGCAGTATAATCTTTGCTGTAGGCAGGGAAAAGTCTTAGGTCATCAAGTTTTTCTCGAATTCTATGCATTTCATTTCTTGAGCGCTGATAGTTTAAGAGTTCAGCGCAAATATATTGACGTGTCTCCCGCCGCACTAAGCAGCGCCCCCTTTCGGTTTAAATCGGTTTAGATTAGAACAGCTTCATTGTCCTGGTCAAATAAGGTTGGATATCATCAACGCTCCGAGCAATGATGTACTTGCCACCATGGAGTTCGATATCATGTTGAAATTTCTTTTGTTTGTCCGATTGGTAACCTCGTGGAGTTTTGATTTCCACGTAAATGGTCACACCGTCTTTAATAGCGGTTAAATCGGATAATCCCGGGTGCGAACCCATTCCCTGTTGGTGACGAATAACGTACCAACCATCAAGTCGAAGCGCATCACGCACTTGTCCTTGAATTATTGTTTCCGGGTTTTTGGCGGGTCTCTCGCCCTTCTGTCTAAAAGGTGTTTGAAACATTAAAGGTCACCGTCCCTAAAATAATTTTTAACAAGTTCGATTTCGTAATCATCAAGACTTGCGAAATCATCAGCAGCTGCCGCACATACAAAGAATGTTCCGTGAATGCAGTCCACAATGCAACCAGCATCATCATACAGGCCACGAACCAGTGGTAATTGTTTCAGTTTACCTTCTTCATCCATTACCGCTACCAATCCCCTGTTGTTATGGATAGGCAATGTAACACACTCAAAATGAGCAGGCTTACCTTCCATACCAACAGTTCTTTGGATATTCTGCAGACTGTTGCTAATGTTGGTTACAATAGGTTTCTTGTCCTTATCGGTGTACTTTAAAACTTTGATTTTGATAGGTTCCATTATTCACATCTCCTAACTTCATGGTGGCCAAGCAAAATGCCCAAAAGAGTATCATTCTCAAGAGTTGGCGCACATCCGAAAGTTGACATTACTTCCAAGCCTTCGTCAGTAATACAAACGGTATCAATAAGTTCACCTTCTTCTTGGTCAATTGTCACAATCTGAAAAACTTCGTGTTTTTGAAAGCCTAACATTTGGGCAATATCTGCCATGTAATTTTTTGCCATCATCGATTACCTCTTTTCTTGATTTCTTTGGCAAGTTCTTTTTCGAGATGATTTTTTAAAATCGCCTGATTTGTAATTATGTTGCTAATTAGAGATTGTGCTTCCTCATCTTCCAGTTTGTTAATGTGCTTTAAGGCTTTGATGTTCCGTGTTTGAGCAGCACCAGCAGGAAGAATAGCGTCTCTTAAAACTGCACTTTTGTTAATTGTTGTCATATTCTTTCCACCTCTACTTTATGCCATTTAAAATTCTTACACATAAAATTTGATATGCCGCCCAATTTTTTACGAGTAATCCAATGATATTTGTTGAAGTTGTCAATTATTCCTTTTGTTATATCCAAAGCACATAAACAAGCATAATACTTATCTTTCCAACCTTCAGGAAGTTCGATACCCTGTCTTTTGCAAGCTTGATAATATAGAACGCAAAAAACAATATCTCTGGTTAAACCAATGGTTTTTCCGTGTAAATAAGCAACTTTCCAAGCTCGTTTTCTCATTTTGCGTCTTGCGTTACTCATTTCCCGGTACTCCCAAAACCTTTTTCTCCACGCTCGGTGCTGGAAAGCTTTTCAACTACAACCAATTCAGTATCAACATCTCTTTTAATGAGCATTTGGGCAATTCTATCGCCCTTTTTAATTACTATCGGTTCGGAAAGAGATGATTCTCCAATGAAGCCAACCTCTCCACGATAATCGGAATCAATGATTCCAACGCTATTAGCCATTCTTAAAGTTGTCATTAAGCCAATACTGGAACGCGGTACGATTTCAGCGTGATAACCTTTCGGCAATTCAATTTTGAAACCTAACGGAATGATAGCAGGAGCTACAAGAATTTTATCAACGCGAGCGTAACAATCATAAGCTGCTGCGCCCGGTGTTTTTTTCTCCGGCTTTGTTCCACCCGGTACTAATTCGATTTTTACTTGCATTTCATTTACCCCCTATGCGTTTAAAATAATTTTTCTGCCATCAATAAACAAAGTCGCTCTCGGAATTTTAGGAAAGTGCGGTTCCTTTTTAATTCCTGCAGCGCGTTTGGCATCATTTATTTTGTCAGCCTTCTCTTTGAATTTAATACTCCAAGCAGAAGGCTTAGCTTTTTCGGTCGCTATTTTCTTAGCCATTTTCCCACTCCTTGCCTGTTAAGCGTTTATATACCTCGGGCCTTGCCTTGATGGCTTCTTCTTTGGTGCGGAATACGCACCCTGTTGCCTTACGTATATAGTCCAATGTGTAATTATTCCACTCTGTTTTATGAGGAACAAAAAGCAAATCCCAATAAGTCCAATACTCATATCCCTCTTTTGGTTCATAAGGCTGTTTGATTACCAAATCACTGTTGTAAACCAAAATATTCAATATTGTTAATGGAGCACTTTCCCATGCAGTGTCTGTAACTCTTTCCGAAATATTGATTTGAAGTTCAGTATTTGTGAACCTGTAGTTATCAACATACCCTTTAATCTTAAAAATTTCGCCAATACTCAAATCAAGTTCTTTAGCAATAACAGGTATTAAGTTAGCCATTACCTTTGCTCCCTTCGTAATGTTTTTTAATACGCTCAAAAACTTCTTCGGCAGTCAACCAGCCCAACACATCATCAAATTCTATTTCTTCCGGAGAAAGTAACCCGCTAATTTCTAACAAGTTATCATCATAACCATACGTTCCAGTTCCTTGAACTACACTGCAACTATATCTGATGCCATGTGTACTGACTTGCATATTGGGATAGAATATTTGATACTTCCAATCGTCATAAAAAGGTCGGTAATCTTGAATATCCCACTGAAAAGGGATACCTGCCTCTTTGAGCATTGCTGCTAATCGTTTTATTTCAAGGATTTGTTCAGCCATCTAACTTTAGCCTCCACCACATAATATACCGTCCACAACCTGGGCAATGTATTGCCAAAGGTCCTATTAGCTTAGTCCCACATTTCTTACACACTGTTACATTTTTTTGACCCTTAGGATTGGGTGGCAAGGGAACAATTTCAGGTTCTACCATCCTATTCATGCCTTTAAGTCTGTTTAATTCGTAACGGTAAGCTGATAAACGAATAGTTACACCTTTAAGCCAACGAGCAATTATTTGGCCTCGACCATCAATATTTTGTTCAGCAAGACTACAAAGTTCGTGCTTATATGTTTTAATCTGTTGACGTGTGAATTCAATGTCATTTCTAATCAGGCGTTCTTTTTTTGAGATTGTTGAAAGATACACTGCACGTTCTGGCGTCATACCATCACCCCTTAACTAAACAGCCCAGTCAACGGAGTAAACCTTTGCAGGTTAGATGCCTTAGTCAGCCATTTTTCACCGATAGCATTTCCAAGGGCATCTACTTCGTAAACAACTGCAAGACCAGCTACATAGGTAATCCTTGCTACCGCAACACGCTTTCCAGCTTCGATAACAAGCATCTTTCCTGAATAAATCGGATGAATGGTCTCGTAGATGCCATTTACTTTAATTTCCTCAAGTCGCATTAGGCTCACCAACCTTTTTTAAAGTCTTGTTCATTTCTTCTTGAAGCTCCAAAAGCTCCGGAATTGGCTCATTACTTTTAAGCTGGTCCAGTCTTTTGTTTATAGCACCAAGAAAATTATTCAGCCTTGTCTCTTTCTTTTGGATCAGTTTGAAATCGTTCATCACCATAAGAACTGCAGCTGCCAAGATATTTTGATACGCTGCAACGCTGGCATGTCGATACATATCGTTCAGCCTTTGCTCATCACTAAGTGAATCAACAAATTTTCCCTTGGCCATCTGCCTACGCATTTTTCTGTTCATTCCTGCCATAACATCACCCCTATGGTAATTGGTCTATTGCCGGTTCATCCACGCGCACATACTGTGGAGTAACATATTTCACGCTGTTATCAAATCTAAATTCGCATTCTCCCGGTGCAGGGTTTTCTCTTGCAGCACCACAATTCAAGCCAAGAGCATGGAAAGCTTTCCGGAACTGACAGTCTTTAACGCAATCACCTTGCGGACAGGAATAACATTCAAGCAACGCAGCGTCTGCGATGGTAAGCAAGTCTTCCAACCTAACTGTAACCTTGCGACCAAAGTCGTCCTTATCTACCCTTGCATCATCGTAGCTATAAACCTTGATACCCATGTTCTGGGCTCTGCGTAATACTTTCTTTTCTTCCACCTTATCCATACAGTCCATACGCTCAGCAATGGTTTTTTTAAGATAAGTCCTTATAGTCTTAAATCTACGGTTCCATTCGGGAATGTCTGTGTTTTTAATAATTTCTTCCATGGCTTGAACGAAAGCTGATAGCCACATAAACTGCTGCATTTCTGCAGATGCCATGTATTGAGATTTCTTCATTGCTTCAAATCCTCTCTTTTACCGCCATAGCCCGTGACTGCGCTACTTGTCACGGGCTCATATACTTCTTCGAACCACCAGCGCCACAGGTTGGCGGGCTTGCATATACTAAACCAAGCGGGGAGGTTAAGCCACTTGGCGGCGGTTAATTTATATTTTCGGTTTTAATCGTTGTTTGCTAACTCATAAAACCAACCTCTGTTTTTTAGATTTTTATAGTGCCTTTGCCGAGACACTTAGATTTTCTTGGCTTCACTCAATCTTTTGACTGTTTCGTTGTAGCCTAACAACGCGTCAGAGTTTTGTCCGAGAACGTATTTATTTAAACTTTGTTCAGCCGTGCGTTTGCAGGCGTCTTCATAGAACCTACGCATCTGAGCACGTACCTTTGGCATTTCAGCTTCTAAAGAACATTGAAGCTCACGCCAGCCAAAAGCATTAACAGCTATTTCAATTTCAGGTCTGCTAAAAGTTGGCTTTTTATACCATGAAGTGCGCTGCATAGCAGTCTGTATTTCCTGCCACGCTTCGTCCCAGCTTTTCACCCTGTTAGCGTCATCCACGGTACCGATAAGACTTTTACAGGCGTCAACGACTTCACTAACAGCCGGGAAAAACTTCTGCTCAAGTATCAACTTTTTACAAGCCTTGCTCAGAACTTCATTCGGAATTTCTGAAAGAACGGTAACATAGGTTGCTTGCCTATCCTTGTCGTTTTGACCGTAGGTCTTAAATAAAACGCTGACTATGCGAGCACGTTCTTTTTGGTCATAATTCAAGCGATTCACCTCGTTCCAAAATTTCTAAGACTTCTTCGGTTGTTTCAGCAATGCCCTTTTTCTTGGGTCTTGAGAATGTTGTTGCAAGAACCTTAGCAACATACTTCCATGTACCACCGTGGTTAATACCGTTGTTCTTGGCAATATCAGCTGCAGCCTTGAACTGCTCAAAGGTATAATCTCTACCCATTTGCATTACAGCGTTTGCTACTGTGC